CAACTAGGGCAAGACCAAAACACATTTGATACAAATACTTCTAACTTTTTACCTGCTTTGGGAAACTGGCGCACTGAGATTAACACATTAAGCACACAGACTAACGCAGTTAGAAACGAAATCAACGGCTTCCAACTGATAGCATCAACGCAAGCATCTCTTGCTACTTCAAAAGCTACAGAAGCAACACAGCAAGCAGTTATATCAACAACTAAAGCAAACGAAGCATCAGAAAGCGCAACATCTGCGCTAGAAGCTAAAGAGGCTATAGATGCAAAAGTCATACCGACAGAAGCGACATACAACTATGCATATATTGATAGTGCCTCAAACACTCGTGATTTAGAAAACTTCTTAAATTTTAATTTTTAAAGGAAAAAATAATGGCAACACAAACAGAATTAAAAACAACACTTAATGCAAAGACAGCAGAATTAATAAACTCGGCTACATCTTTACAGGACATTGCTTATATCACAAAAGCTTTAAAAGAGAGTAGCAGTATAGACTCAGATGTGCAAGAAGCACTTACGAACAAGACGAATACGCTTATATCTACTTCTTCAAGCCTCAAAGATATTAGCTACTTAACAAAAGCTTTAAATGAGGACATAGTAAGCAATGATGGAACTATCTACCCATATGACGACTCTATGCCATACGGTTGGTTATGGAATGACTCAACAGATGTTGGTTATAGACTAGGTCACAATATTATGACAGTACAGCAACAGATGAGACGTGTTGTTTGTGTTGGTAATCCTCAATTTGGTGGAACAATTTATAAGTATTTAGATGCTGATGACTCAACTAAATACGAAGATGGAAGTGATGCAAGTGCAGACATAGCTGGAGCAAGTAACAGACAAGTGTTTGTAGAGATGCCTAAATTTTATTATAGACAATACAAAGATGGTGCATTAAATTATTATTGGATGGGAGTTAAAAATTTTGAGGGTGCAGTTGTGCATCCAGCGTTTAAAAAGAGTGGATGGACTGACTCTGGCGATGGCTCAAATGTTGCAAATGAGTCACCATTTTGTTATATATCTGCCTTTGAGGGTGTTTTATATGATGACAGCGAAGCTTCTTATATAGATGGAATTTCAACAGCTCCAACACTTGACTTAACAAATGATAAACTTGTCTCAATTGTAGGATATAAGCCCACTTCAACTATAACTATCGTGCAAGGAAGAACACTTGCAGCAAATGGTGGAAGTAAACAGTTTGATTGGCATAGATACTCTGCTATGAGATTTTGTTTTATCGTAGAGTACATGACGCATGACTCACAAAATGCGATAGCTGGATATACACAAAATACAAGCGGTCCAGTTTTTGATAATGATGTCTTAAAAACTGGTTTAACAACATCCCTTGGAAATGCAAGTGGAAGTATAAGTGGAAGTGCAAACCACTTAGCAGCTGGTGGAGATGGTGGATATAACGGAGTAGTTGCAAACTCATATAGAGGAATAGAGAACTTTTATGGACACTTGTGGCAATTTGTAGATGCAATTAACTTCACAAGTGCACAACCTTTTATATGTGAGATTTATGACACTTTCGCAAGTGATACATTTACGGGTGAGTACATTAGCGCAACTGATACAAACGGAGTAGCATTAACTCAACCAACAACAAGTGGCTACCAATCAAAACTACACTCAGGAGGTTTCTTAATAGAAGCTATAGGTGCTTCAAGTGTTGCAAAGATTACAGATTATTATTATTATGCATCAGGAAACAGAGTCTTGCTCGCTGGCGGTTTTTTGCACTATTACTCGCTTGCTGGCGTTGGCTCTTTGTCTGCGTACTATGCGTCTTCTGATGCGGATTGGAGGATTTGCTCTCGACTTTAAAAATTTAGTTTTCAAAGCTTAAAATAAACTTAAGCTTTGTTATGGTTATAAAACACGAGCAAGTCTTGCTCGCTGGCGGTTTTTTGCACTATTACTCGCTTGCTGGCGTTGGCTCTTTGTCTGCGAACTATGCGTCTTCTAATACGAATTGGAATATTTGCTCTCGAAATTTGTTAATTAAAAAAAATAATGTGTTTTATGACCGTGCCTCTTGGCAAAATACACAACCACATCACTTTAGTGTTAGTAGCAAGTGCGAAAACTCTGTGATAACAAAAGTAAAAAAAGGAAATACATTGAAAAGATACGGAAACTTGTTTAGCAAAATATCTCACAAACAAAATATCTTAAATGCTCATAATAAAGCGAAAAAAGGTAAAAGTGAATATAGTGCAGTTAAATATGTAGAAGCAAATCTTACATCATGTATAGACGAAATAAATCAAGAACTAAAAAACAGAACTTATAAGACATCAGAGTATGAAATTGACACTAGAATAGAAAGAGGTAAAGAGAGAGAAATATATAAACTCCCATACTTCAAAGATAGAATAGTACACCATGCAATACTTCAAGTAATAGAACCAATACTATCAGAGACATATATAAAAGATACATACCAATCTATAAAATGTCGTGGAGTTCATAAAGCAAAAGATAGAATGAAAGAGTTTTTAAAAGATACTGAAAACACAAAGTATTGTTTAAAAATTGACATAAAAAAATACTATCCAAATGTAGATAACGAGATATTAAAAAAGCTTTTGAGAAAAAAGATTAAATGCAATGACACTTTAAATTTAGTAGATGAAATCATAGACAGCACAAAAGGCTTACCGATAGGAAACTACACTTCACAAACTTTTGGAAATTACTATTTAAGTTATTTTGACCATTGGATAAAAGAGAATAAAAAAGTTAAATATTATATTAGATATGCGGATGACATGATTTTTATGTCAAACGATAAAAAGTATCTACACAAACTTAAAAAAGAGATAGAAGAGTATTTATCTGAAAATCTAAATCTAACACTAAAAGATAACTGGCAAGTATTTCCAACAAATACAAGAGGGATTGACTTTTTAGGATTTAGGTTTTTTCATAAATATACAATGCTTAGAAATTCAATAAAAAAAGCATATATACAAATCATAAACTCAATAAAAAAGAGAGGTGCAACATTACGAAAAATAAACTCTACAATGGCTTACTATGGATGGATAAAAGCAAGTGATAGCTATAACTTACTAAGAGGAACTATCACAAAAAACATCATAGAAAAGTTTGACTTTATATGTCTTAAGCTAAAAATAAAAAACCCACTAAACAAATTAGTTTTAATTCCAAAAATGAACAATCGTTTTGGAAATTATCAACCAACTTTATTTTAAAAAAAGGAAAAAAAATGAAAGTAAATCAAGACACACCATTCACTAAAGACACAATAGTAGGCTCAGGAGGTGTTTTATACGCTCTTGCAAACAAAACTGAAACAACAGATGAAGATGGAAGAGTAAGCTACGAAGCTGACTTAATTAAAATAGACAAGATTGAAGATGCAGAAGACGCCATTAGAGATTTTAAAACTCAATACTTAAGAGATACTGACTGGTATGTAGTGAGATTTGCAGAGACAGGCGAAGCTATACCAGAAGATATAAAGCTGAAGCGTCAAGAGGGTAGAGAATTGATATAATGAATATAGATGAAGAATTGATAGCACACAAAAGAGACACTATAAAGCTATTCCATACAATAACAGACTATAGTGCTAGTATGGCTAAAAATATCCACGATATTAAAGAAGCACAAGCTAAAAACAATATGATAATTTACGGGATTATTTTCCTATCTGGGATTATAATAGGTACACAATATAAGGTATGGGTGCCGTATGCTAATGATATTTACAGCACTGTAAAACATACTAAGGAGCTACAAAAATGACATTGAGATATAAAGTAAGGATTGGTACGCTTTTAAAAGACCATGACAAAGCAAGAACAGTTTTTGAGCGTGAAACTAAACATTTAGAAGATGAAATCAAAAGAAAATGCACGAACAGTTTTATTGCAGGTGCGGTTATTATGACTATTGTTTTGGCAGTGGTTTTATATGTTAGCCACCAACAAGGGTATGATAAGTTCAGTTTAGTGCCTTATGTAAAGGGGAAATAATGGGGATTTTCAGTAACTTGTTTAGTAGTGATAGCATGATAGAAAAATCTACAGATGCTATTATAAACGCTGGGGATAAGCTTGTTTTTACGAGTGAAGAGAAAGCGGATATGAATATAAAGCTAAGAGAGTTACACATTGAGACTCTTAAGGCATATTCGCCGTTTAAGATAGCTCAACGTGTTTTAGCTGTTTGGTATAGCTTTTTATTTGGATTAGCTTTGCTGGTTGGAATGGGCATGGAGTGTTTTAATATCTACGCGAAATATAAAGAGGGTAAAAAAGCAATATTACTAGATACTGCACCGCTTATAAATATAGTTGAAGCCTTTAGCCTTAGTTGGATAGTTTTAACCATTGTAGCTTTTTATTTTGCAGGTGGTAGTATAGAGAGCTTTAGGAGTATCAAGAAATGACACTAATAGACAGAATAAAAAAGCATGAGGGCTTTGTAGGTACGCAATACAATGATAGTCTAGGAAAACCTACTATAGGATATGGTACACTATTGCCACTCACAGAGGTTGAGGCGGAACTTTTGCTTAGACATAGATTAGAAGCTAAAGAACGTGAAATTATGAGCCTACAGCCTATTTATGCACGTTTACCTTATGAGAAACAAGAAATCATACTTGAAATGTGTTATCAACTAGGAGTACAAGGCGTTATTAGATTTAGAAGAATGTGGGCTGCGTTAGAAGTTGAAGACTATGAGACTGCGAGTTTTGAGGGATTAGACTCGGTATGGGCAAAACAAACTCCAAACCGTGCGAATTATCTAATGGACAAAATGCGTGCTTAAGCAAAAACTACTAAATATATGGGCTACAATTAAGCTAATAAGTAAGATTTTATTTG